AATGTATGACCTTTGTCTACAAACCATTGGGAGATCTACAGGCCAGGGTTTATCTGTTGCCATATGCTCCCAACAAACTCAAAAGATTATCCAAGAAGATGATGCATGAATATGATGAGGAAGAATGGTTGTGGGGACATCCCCAATACAGGGATCATTCTCCGCCAAGGCCCTGTGTGATACAACAGAATCATCAACATCTTGAATCCATAAGATCAAGCATAAAATCGCCAGTCTAGGTTATTGTATAACAGAATTCTGGTTAAGTAAGAGCTTAAATAACATTATACCAGAAAGGTAGGACTCATATGGAAGAGACTAAAAACCAGCCATCACAAACAGAAGCTATGGAGGCTCCTGCGGAAGATGTAAAACAAGAAAACACTCCAGAGGCTACATCAACTAGTTCTAAAACATATACCGCTGAAGAATTCAACAACGCGATGGCTTCTGTCAGAAAAAAAGCAGAAGAAAAAGTGTTGAAAAAATTTGAAGGCATTGATGTTGAGAAGTATAACCAACTTGTTGACGCTGAACAGGCCAAAGAACTTGAACAGCAGAAGGCAAGAGGCGAGTTTGAGAAAGTGTTGAAAGACACTGTGTCCAAAAAAGATGCAGAGATTGAAAGACTTTCAAAGACGCTACAAACCCAAATGATTGATGGTGCATTGTTGAATGCTTCATCAAAGTACAAGGCAATAAACCCTGAGCAGGTTACCAAGTTGCTGAAAGAGAATGTGCGATTGAATGCACAAGGGGATGTAGAGGTTGTAGGTGCAGAAGGCCATGTTCGCTACACTGAACAGGGCGATGCTTTTACAGTTGATGGTATGGTCAAGGAGTGGCTAGATTCAAATCCACACTTTGTGCAACCAGGACCAAAAGGCGCAGGCACACAATCAAATACTTCTATCACATCTAAAGACCAAGTTGATCCAGCCAAATTAGATCTGAATGATCCTCAACAGCGAGCTCTCTACAAGAAACTACGCAATGAGAGATTAAATCAGTCAAGGAAAATAATATAAGACTAACAATTTGAAAGGAACAAAAATATGTCTTTAAATACAGCAGACACAGCCTTATTGACAAATGTATTGCAAGAGGCTATCTTCACAGCATCAGAGCGTTCAATCGCTGGTGATGTTTTCACAGTGTATGACATGACTGGTACTCCAGGATTGACAGCACAGATTCCTGTATACCCAGAGGTAACAGCATCTGATCTAACAGAAGGTATTAACCTTGATGCGGCCGCAATCGCAACTTCATCTGTTTCAATCACAGCAGCTGAGATTGGTGCGAGAGCAGACCTATCTGATCTTTTAAGAGAAGGTTCAGCAAGAGATGTTGCATCTGACATTGGTATACTATTAGGAAACGCGATTGGTGAAAAGATTGACACAAACGCATTCACATTATTTGATTCAGTGACTAATGTCATTGGAACAGGTGGTGCGGAAGTGACTCCATCAAAAATCTTACAAGCGATTTACACTCTAAGAGGACAAAACGCTCCAACAGATGCAGATGGTGACTACTACTGTGTGATCAATCCAAACCAAGCATACAATGTAGCAAATGTATTACAATCAGCAGGTGTTGGCACATCAGCAAATGACCTATCTATGGTTGGTAATGATATCCTATCAAAATCAGCATTCATGGGTAGATTATACAATGCTAAAGTGTTCATGAGCACAGCGGTTGCAAATGACTCTGCCAATGACGCAGTAGGTTGTGTGTTCTCTCCACAGGCTTTTGGCCATGTGTTAAAGAGACCTTTAACAATCAAGACACAAGATGACATTTCAAACAGAACTGTTGAATTTGTGGCAACTACTGCAAGAGGTAATGCATTATTAAAAGATGCTTACGCAGTTAAATTAAAAGGTGAGAATGTTATTGACTAGGAATAGTCATACATCCTAACTGATTGAGTGGGCGTTTAAACAACGCCCATTCATTGATTAAATACTGAAGTTGAACAGAAGGACTGACAACTGAACATACCTAGGAGGTACCACAAATGGCACAGTATGCCACAGACGCAGATCTACAAGAATATGAGCCAGACATACTAAATCTTGGCATTCCAACTTTCAAAGACCTTCATGAAAAGACATATGATGATATAAATCGCTTGATTGAAATTGAGTGGTGGCCAAGAGCTACCTACAGACAGTATGACATTTCAAGAGGATCCTACGCACCCATCAACTTCAATCTACTGACAGATGGACAATGGAAGAGAGCGGCTGTGTATCATGTGTTCGCATACTACATCTATCCAAGGCTATCAACTTTCACACCAGAGGGTGATGTGTATATGGAGAAGATGCAGTATTACAAAGACAAGTTCAAGGAAGAATTTGACCTTTGCCTCAAACAAGGTGTTGAGTATGACATAAATGAAGACTCAACCATACAGGATTCAGAAAAACAACCAGTCCATTTCAATAGATTGGTTAGATAATGTCCGCAAGAGAAGACATACTCAAGAGAGTAGAAAAAGTTTTAAAGAATATGACCAATCCTGGTCCAGGGATTGTGAGCAGAGATTTTTTTGATTTTGAAAAATTAGCCATCACACAGTTTCCAGCAATATTAATTGTTCCATTGAATGAGATAAGAGAAGATATTTCAATCACTGAGCGACAGTCAGTGATGGAAGTGTCAATGCGTTGCTTTGTGAGGGGCAACCAGATAGACACATTGAGAAATGACATCATAAGAAACATTGAAGAGACATTGGAGACAGAACGCGGACTTTCTGTGACACCAGACGCCACAGCAACTCATGTGGTAAGGTGTAGGATCTCAAATGTCCAGGTCATTGAAAGACAACCACCCATTGGAGAATGCACAGTGGTTGCTGAGATAACCTACATATATCAGAAAGGAAATGCGTAATGGCCATACAGATGTATAACAAACAAGGAGATTCAATCATTGTTGACAACCAAAATGTTCAACAACACTTGAAGATGGGTTGGACTTTTCAAAAGCCTTCAAAGCCAGAGAAACCCAAATCAAAATCCAAGACCAAGAAGGTCAAGGATGAGATTGAAACAGTCTATAATCAACCAAGCGAAGAACCCGCAGAGTCAACACTTGTGCTAGATGCAGAGGCGACAGCGGAAGTAATCAAACCAAATAAACCAAAAGGAGAACTAAACAATGGCAACTAATACAGCGACATATGTTGGGACTTCAGGAGTGGCGAAGTTTGATGTGGGCGGAAGCGCCACAACAATTGCTTCTGTAAGATCCTTTTCAATATCACAAGTAGGTGATATCATTGAGACTTCAGAAATGGGCACTCAGGCGAAATCATTTTTACCTGGGCAAACTTCATTCACAGGAACAATGGATGTGTTGTTCAGAGATGATGCGACTGCACAGCAAACACTGTTTGCGGCAATTGGATCAAATCCAGCGACACTTGAGTTATTCCCATCTGGAGAAACAACAGGTATCAAACTAACAGGAGAAGTAATTGTGACAGGTCATGACATATCAGTAGATCAAAATGATGCGGTCACAGCTACAATTTCTGTACAAGGCACAGGTGCACTAACAAAGACAGACTTATAATATGATCTTTGGCACTTTCAATGCTACGCGGGGCAACCAGTCCCTAGAAAGGAACTTAGAGGTGTTCATGGGGCGAACAGCCAACACGCTGTTTGTGAATCTCAAGAAATACACACCAAAGAGATCTGGACTGGCTGCCAACTCATGGCGAAAAAGAAAACAAAACCAATTGGAATATGATCTCAACAACGCCCAACCTTATGTGCCAAGATTGGACAGAGGTTATTCCAAACAAGCACCTAGAGGCTTCTATCAACCTGCTTCTAGGGACACAAGAAGAACAAACAAAGGGAGATTCTTTAAATGACAGATGTAATGAAAAAAATATCCAAGCACTATCAATCATTGGTGACCAAGGATATGGAGATGATCAATGTTCCAGAATGGGATATGGAGATCTATTATAGAACAACAAATTCATTTGCTGATGAGAGGGCAATGATTGCACACCAAACCAAAGGTGAGATAGTTGAAGCACTGGTGCAGTCAATCATCTCAAAGGCGAGAGACAAGACAGGGAAGAAGATTTTTTCAGAGGCTCACAAAGACCAGCTGATGATGGAAGCGGATCCCAAAGTATTAACCAGAGTGGCCACGCACCTCAACAACGCACAGGTCACTCTCACACAGGAGGCGGCTAGAAAGGAATCAAAACCAACGCAGAGCTAAAGTTCCTGCTGTTGTTGGCTTCAAGGCTACACAAGAGCCTGGAAGAAGTGCAACAACTCACTGTGTTGGAGTTGAACTATTGGCAGGGTTTGATGTTAGAAGAATATCAAGAACATCAAAAGACAATGGGATCTAGCAGAACAAGGAGAAGATAATGGTAACTGAAACATACAAAGTAAAAGTACAAGTAGAAGGCGCGAGACAACTCAGACAGTTGAACGCCAACACTGTTGCCATTACTTCATCTCTTGGTGGCCTGGGCACAGCGGCCAAGATAGCCACTGGTGCATTGGCGGCCATTGGAGGTGCCAAAATTGCAACCTCATTCCTTGGTGTTGCCAGACAACTTGAAACACTTGAAACAAGATTAAAATTTTTATTTGGCACAGCGGAAGAAGGTGCCAAGGCATTCAAAGAACTCAGAGACTTCGCTGGACAGGTGCCATTCTCACTGCAAGAGATAGCACAGGCGGCAGGTGTCCTTGCTGTTGTGTCAGATGACGCTGAAGAACTAAGAACAAATTTAGAATTGACAGGTAATGTTGCCGCAGTGGCAGGACTTGACTTTGTCACAGCAGGTGAACAGATCCAGAGATCATTGAGTGCAGGTATATCATCCGCTGAATTATTGAGGGAGCGAGGTGTTAGAGAATTATTAGGTTTCAAAGCGGGCGTCACAGTCACAGCGGAAGAGACAGCGGCGGCATTGGAAAGAGTTTTTGGTCCAGATGGTGAATTTGGACAGGCATCAATCGCCCTAGCATCAACATTTGATGGTCTTGTTTCAATGGTTGGTGACAAGATGTTCACATTCCAATCATTGGTGATGGACGCTGGTCCATTTGACTTCTTGAAAGCCACAGTGGCCACACTGGATGACACACTGTCAGAAAATTTTGGAAGCATTGAAGAAGCCGCAGAAGCCATAGGTGGTGGAATTGTTAGATCAGCTGAGACTGCCTTGGTTGGTGCTGGATTCATCCTTGATGCTATGCAACCTGTGTTTGACTTTTTCAGCAACGCATTCAACAATGTATTGAGGGCCACAGATGGATTGCATCCTGCTCTAAAATTTGCTGGAGTGATTGGTTTCTTGATGTTGGGTTTCAAGGCCAAGATGGCTGTGGTATTCATTGGTGGAATTTTTGATGAGATAATGAAGGCACTGGCACACTTCTATTCAGGTGTTGCCAAAGTGGTTGTTGGTGTAGGACAATTATTAAACAAAATCAATCTCACAGGTTTGGGAGAAAAATTCATAGAAGCGGGCGAGTTCGCACAACAGGCATCACAGGATTTCATTGATTCAATCAATGGTGTCAAAGATGGTGTTGAAGAAACAGATGAAAGCCTAGGTAGTTTCATTGACAGGGTTGAAGC